TCGAGCGCGCGCTCGTCGACGCCAACTGGGGCACCTCGACGGACGTGATCTACCAGTTCTGCCGCCAGAGCACGCACGCGGCGGTGCTCCTGCCGTGCCATGGCCGCTTCGTCGGCGCGTCGTCGATCCCGTTCTCCGAGTACCGGCGCAAGCGCGGAGATCGCGTGGGCCACAACTGGCGCATCCCGAACGTCCAAGGACGACGGGCAATCCGGCACGCGCTTTTTGACTCGAACTACTGGAAGAGCTTCGTCCACGCGCGGCTCGCCGTGGCGATGGGGGACAAAGGGTGCCTGTCGCTCTTCGGCCGCGATCCGGAGACGCACCGGCTCATGGCAGAGCACTTGACGAGCGAATACCGCGTCAAGACGGAGGGACGCGGCCGCGTGGTGGACGAGTGGAAGCTGCGGCCGGAGACCTCCGAGAACCACTGGCTCGACTGCCTCGTGGGTTGCGCCGTCGCCGCGTCGATCCAAGGCGCGGTCCTGCCGGGGACTGACGGAGCAACCGCGACCGCGCGCAAGCCGGTGAAGCTATCGGACATTCAGAGGGGGAGGCGCTGATGTCGGGGCCCGCACAGGCCGACAAGCCGAAAGAGAAGCGCGGCATCGAATGTCCCCGCTGCGGGTGCAGGCATTTCCACGTCATCTACACGCGACCTACGGATGGAGGAAGCATTCGGAGAAGACGTGAATGTCGGCATTGCGGCCGTCGAATCACTACCTACGAGCACTCTACCGGATGATCCCCGGCCTCCACGGTCTACCGGTGTAACGATTTTTCCTATTCGGCCCTCCGGGCGGCAAATTTCCACCGCGAGCGGGTAACAACCATCCGAAGGGCGCGCTGTGCCCCTGGAGGAACGCATGGCCGAAGACTTGAAGGACAAGATCAAGGAAAACGCCGAGGGTCCCAAGCGCGCCCGTGGGGATTCCGGTGAGGTCGAGCAGCACGATCTGGCCGACCAGATCGCGGCCGACCGCTATCTCGCGTCCAAGCAGGCGGCCAAGGCCAAGCGCGCGGGACTGCGCTTCGCCAAGCTCATCCCGCCGGGGGCGGACTGACATGCTCGAATGGCTCAAGGGCATCTTCGCAGGGCGGACGAGCGGCCAGCCGCGTGCCGCCTGCCTGCCGGAGCCTCGGCGCAGGCAGGTCCGCGTCGTTCGCGGTCGCTACGACGCCGCGACGATCACCGACGAGAACCGTCGCCACTGGGCGAACGCCGACGGCCTCTCGGCCAACGCCGCCAACTCGCCCGAGGTGCGCCGACGCCTCCGCAACAACGCCCGCTACGAGGTGGCCAACAACTCCTACGCGCGCGGGATCGTGCTTACGCTCGCCAATGACTCCATCGGCACGGGACCGCGCCTGCAGATGCTGACGGAAGACCCCGAGGTCAATCGACGTGTGGAGACGGCATTCTCTACGTGGGCGCGCGCGGTGGGACTTCCCGAGAAGCTTCAGACGATGCGCATGGCCAAGGCCGAGGACGGCGAGGCCTTCGCGATCCTGACCACGAACCCTTCCCTCTCCACGCCGGTGAAACTCGACATCGCCCCTCTCGAGGCCGATCAGGTCACGACCCCCTTCTTCCGAAACACGAACGGTCACGCCGTGGACGGGATCGTCTTCGACGCCTCCGGAAACCCCGTCGAGTACCACGTCCTCAAGAAACATCCCGGGGACGGCGATTTCCTACCGCCCGAGGCATTCGACCGCGTCCCGGCGGCCGCGATGATCCACTACTTCCGCGCCGACCGGCCCGGCCAGGCGCGCGGCATCCCGGAGATCACCCCGGCCCTACCGCTCTTCGCGCAGCTCCGCCGCTACACGCTCGCCGTCATCGCCGCCGCCGAGGCGGCCGCCGACATGGCGCTTGTCATCTACACCGATGCGCCCGCGAACGGCGAGGCCGATTCCCTCGAGCCCATGGACGTGATCGAACTCGAACGGCGCATGGCGACCGTCATGCCCGGCGGCTGGAAGCTCGGGCAGACCCACGCCGAGCAGCCCGCCACGACCTACGCTGAGTTCAAGCGGGAGATCCTGAACGAGATCGCCCGCTGCCTCAACATGCCCTTCAACATCGCGGCGGGAAACTCGTCTGGCTACAACTACGCCTCCGGCCGCCTGGACCACCAGACCTACTTCAAATCCATTCGCGTCGAGCAGACCCACATCGAGGCGGTCGTCCTCGACCGGATTCTTTCCGCCTGGCTTGCCGAAGCATCCAGCATCGAGGGCTTCCTGACGGAGTTGCCCCCTCGCGTCGCCCACCAGTGGTTCTGGGACGGGATGGAACACGTCGATCCCGCAAAAGAGGCGAACGCCCAGGAGACGCGCCTCCGAAACCACACGACCACGCTCGCCGAGGAGTACGGTCGCCGAGGACGCGACTGGGAGGTCGAGCTCCGTCAGCGCGCCAAGGAGGCGGCGCTGATGCGAGAACTCGGCTTGAGCGTGCCGACACCGGCCGCAACGCCGCCCAGGGTCGAGGAGGAGGACGAAGACGATGCCGCTGCCTACGCCGGAAACGGGCGAGGATCGAGGGCGCTTTTTGCAGCGATGTATGGGAGACCCAACCATGACCAGAGAATTTCCTGACGCGGCCCAGCGCCGCGCCGTGTGCGAGCGCCAAGCGCAGGGCGGGGCCGCCGGAGATGTGATCTTCGCTTGCGCGCCGCAGTGGGTCGAAGCGGCGGCGGGAGCCGACGGCAAGCCCGCGGGGCTGCCGCGCTTCACAATGACCGCCTACACCGGCGGGCCGATGCGCCTCGCGGGCTGGCGCTTTCCCGTGATCGTCGAGCTTTCGGGCCTCGCGATCCCCTCGCAGCACCGGCCCATCCGCCTCGGGCATGACCCCATGCAGGGCGTCGGGCACACCGACACTCTCCGCGTCGAAGGCAACCAGCTCGTGGCGACGGGCGTCGTCTCGCGGGACACCCAGGCTGCCAAGGAGGTCGTCGCCTCCTCGCGGAACGGCTTCCCCTGGCAGGCCTCCATCGGCGCGTCGGTCGAGGAAGCCGAGTTCATCCGAGAGAACCAGAAGGCCGTGGTCAACGGCCAAGAGTGGGCCGGGCCGCTCAACGTGGTTCGGAAGGCCGTTCTCGGCGAGATCAGTTTCGTGGACCTGGGCGCGGACGGCAACACCAGCGCCCGCGTGGCGGCATCCGCCAAGAAGGAGGAGAAGGAAATGGACCAGGACAAGACGGAAACCCAGGAGCCGAAGCCGGACGTCGCGGCGAACATCCGCGCCGAGGCAGCGGCCGAGACGGAACGGATCGCCGCCGTGCGGAAGACCTGCGCAGGCAAGCACCCGGAGATCGAGGCGAAGGCGATCCGCGAAGGATGGGACGCCATGCGCTGCGAGCTCGAGGTCCTGCGCGCCGAGCGCCCGGCGGCTCCCGCCATCCCGAGCGGCGGCGGAAGCGACGTGACGGCCGATGTCCTCGAAGCCGCCTGCGCCATCACCGCCAAGCTCACCAAGCCCGAGGATCACTACAGCGAGGAGACGCTGGAACGCGCCTCGAAGAAGTTCCGGGGCGGGATCGGTCTTCAGGACCTGATCCTCGAGGCGGCGTGGGCGAACGGCTACACGGGCCGAACCTTCCGCGAGAGCCGCGAGGTCATGCGCCACGCCTTCGGACACCAGGTCCAGGCGGGCTTTTCCAGCGTGGACATCGGCGGCATCCTCTCGAACGTCGCCAACAAGTTCCTGCTGGACGGCTTCTTCTCCGTCGAGCGCACCTGGCGGAACATCGCGGCCGTCCGCAATGTCCCCGACTTCAAGACCGTCACGAGCTACCGCCTGATCGGGAAGGACCAGTACGAGCAGGTCGCTCCGGGAGGCGAACTCCAGCACGGGACCCTGGGGAACGAGGCCTACACCAACAAGGCCGACACCTACGGCCTGATCCTCTCCATCGACCGTCGGGACATCATCAACGACGACCTGGGCGCGATCACGCTCGTTCCCCGGAAGCTCGGTCGCGGGAGCGGCCTCAAGATCAACGACATCTTCTGGCGGACGTTTCTCGCCAACGCGTCGTTCTTCACGGTCGGGAACAAGAACTTCCTCGTGGGCGTCGACACGGCGCTCGGCATCGACGGCCTCACCAAGGCCGAGACCGCCTTCATGGAACAGGTCGATTCCGACGGCAAGCCCATCGGGATCATGCCCGCCGTGGTGCTCGTGCCTCCGGCGCTCTCCGCGATGGCGGCGCAGCTCTTCAAGGCGCTGGAACTGCGGGACACGACGGCCGGAGTGAAGTACCCGGTCTCCAACCCCCACCAGGGCAAATTCCGGGTCGAGGTCAGCCGCTACCTCTCGAACAGCCAGTATCCGGGGAACTCGCAGAAGGCCTGGTATCTCCTGGCCGACGCGAACGACCTGCCGGTGATCGAGGTGGCGTTCCTGAACGGCCAGGAGTCGCCGGTCATCGAGACGGCCGACGTGGACTTCAACGTGCTGGGCGTGCAGATGCGCGGCTACCACGACTTCGGCGTGGCGCTGCAGGACCCGCGCGGCGGACTCAAGAGCAAAGGCGAGGCATAAGGAGGAGGATCGAACATGATCGCAATCTACAAGCAGTCGGAAGACACGGTGGACTACGCGCCTGCGGCCGACGTGGCGGCGGGCGACGTGGTCGTCCAGGGCGAGCTGGTCGGCGTCGCGAGCCGAGAGATCAAGGCGGGTGCGCTCGGTGCCTTGACCGTCTCCGGCGTCTTCGATTTCCCGAAGGCGACCGGCGCGGGCACGGCCATCACGGCCGGAGCCAGGGTCTTCTGGGACGCCGCAGCCAAGGTCGCCACGACCTCGGACGGAGGCGGTGCGAACAAGTTCCTCGGCAAGAGCGTCCTGGCCGCTGCGGACGGTGACGCGACGGTGAGCGCTCGCCTGAGTCAGTGAGGAGAACTCATGACCGACCTCCTCGCGAAAGGCTCCGAATGGCTCGAAGCCGAACGGACGAAGCACATGACCCGGCCCGTGACCTATCAACGCGGGACCGAGTCGGTGGAGCTTGCCGCCACGGTGGGCCAGACGGTCTTTCGCATCGACAAGGGCTACGGCGTCCAGGAGCACTACGAGAGCCGGGACTATCTGGTCCTTGCCGCTGATCTGCCGTTTCTCCCAAAGGCCGGGGACCGCGTGCGTGAGACCGACGGCGGGAAGGTGTTCGTCTACGAGGTCATGGCCCCGGGCAACGAACCCGCCTGGCGCTACTCGGACCCGTACCGGAAGACCCTGCGGATTCACACGAAGCTCGTGGCGACGGAGGACGCGCCGTGATGGAGACGCTGACCAAGTGCGGGATGGGCGCGATGCTTCTGGCCTCGGTGCCGGTGGGCGGCGATCCGGGCCTCTGGGCCCAGTGGGGCCTGGCGGGCGTGGTCGTCGGCTACACCCTCTGGCGTGACCACCAGCGCGAGCGCCGCATGGGCGAGGCGTTGGAGAAACACCAGACGTGGGTGCAGAACACGCTTCTCGGAGCCCTCGAACGGAACACCGTGGCGCTGGAACGCCTGACCGACGCCCCCAAGAGGAAAGACGTCCATGTCTGAAATCGTCCAGGTCGCCGACGCGGTGGTCGCGGCCCTGAACACCGCGAGCTTCTCGCTCCCCATCGAGGCGGAGCGGAGCTACGTCCCGCAGTTCGAGCTCTCGGAGATGGGTGAGCTCCACGTCACGGTGGTGCCGAAGGCGGTCGAGATCGCCGCTGCCGCGCGCGACATGGCCGCCTACGACTACAAGATCGACGTGGCGGTCCAGAAGCGGTTCCAGGAGGGCGACGCCGCCGAGCTCGATCCGCTCCTCCATCTCGTCGAAGAGATCGCGGAGCACTTCCGGTTCAAGCGCCTTGAAGGCTATCCGACGGCCGCATGGGTGAAGACCGAGCATCCTGCGATCTACGCGCCCGAGCACATGGAGAGCCTCCGTCAGTTCACGAGCGTTGTGACCTTCACGTTTCGGGTGGTGCGATGAATAACGTCCTCATGCGCAAGGTGGTCGTGACGAACCAGTACCAGCCGCTCTCCGCGAACGCGGCGGTGGTGTCGGTCGATATCTCGACGCCGCCCACGAACGCGGGCGCGGTCTTTTTCCAAGGCGACGATGGCGCGGACGTGCCGTGGGTGCCGGGCGAGTGGCATCCGTTCCAGCGCGTGGACATTGCCCAGATCAAGGTCAAGGGAACGCCCGGCGACGTCGTGACGGTCGTGGGAGGGACCTGGTGATGGGCTACCTCGACCAACCCACGCTCGCAAGCCCTTTGAGCTGGAATCTGCTTTGCCACGCGCCCGACGCCGTGGGCCAGGGGACGTGGTCGCGGGTCTAGTC